ATATATTACCACGTCCACAGAAATATATAACGTCTTCTACTTTAACAACTGAATCACTAGCTATACATCCTATCTGTTCGTGAGACTCCATAATAGAGTATGTCTTAGGGTCAACGCTTGGCACTTTTAATCTATATGTTCCATTTTCCATAAGAACAACCAAGCTATCTCCTAAGCTTTGCATACCTGTGATATCTCCACCCTGAGGGTCTTTTATCTGTATAAAGTTTACTATTGGTATGATCGCGGGTTGACCAACCTCAGAAAAACATATCATATCGCCATGTTCTTCTCTAGCATCTTTAGGGTCTAGCAAGACATTAGCAACAAACATTCTACCACCATGAGGAATACTATGTTTCCATTCTAAATCTATATTAGAACCCATAGCTACTAATGGCAAACTACCCACAGAATCGCCTTTATCTTGATAAGTGATAGTAATAGCATCATTATTAACTGCGTATGATAAATTATTTACTGTAGTAAAAGTTACAGTTCTAGGAGCTATAGCATTCGTTGTAGAAGTATTACCATTCCCCGCATCCCTGAAAGACATTGTATTCATATCTGATGATAAGCCTCCCGTAGGTATTACAACCTGAATCATCCTTGAATCATGTATTAATATCCGCTCATTTGCAGTTTGAGATGAGCCACTATTATCTGTGTAATTAACATTTAAATCAATGCCTGAATAATTATTATTTAATGAAAAGGCATCTACGCTTGGAGAATAAATCTTATCTGAACCCATAAAGCAACCCGTTATTGGATAAATCAATTCGGTTACAAAACCGCTTACCGACGCTCGAAATATTCTTAAAAGAACAGTCTCTCCACTAGCCTCAAAAAAGTTTTTATCTTCGCGATTTTCTGCAAAAGACTCAGTAACAGGATTACTTAGAATACGATTAGAACTATCTAAGAAATAATCGTCCCACTCTCCGACAACAGAAAAAGCAAGAGCATCACTACCCACAGTTACTAATGACTTGTAAAAATCAGATACATTTAAGTCTGCGTAATAAGTTATACCTGAATCAGAGTCTGTATAAGTCATTACAAAACTACTACTTTGAGACAGAAGTTCATTATACCTATCTTCGGAAATAGTCTTATGTAATGCGTAGTACATATTATTTATCGATGAGTATGTTGAATCAAACGTACTATTCCACCTAGACTCTATCTCTGCCTCTGTTGGAAAACCATTAGTAGAATAAGTAATATACTTACTTGTCTTTCCACTACTTACAGATACTACTTGGTCGTTAGTACCTACCTTTCCATTAATATTAATTCTTTTAATTCTTCTAAATGAACTAGGGGTTGCAGTTCCATTCTCCGCATAACTGCGATATACATTTAGTCCCGTTAACGATCGAAAGTATTCATTCTTATCTAACCCAATAGTTAACACGTTTCTCTGATTACTACTATTAGCCAACGTAATAGATGAAATGTTATCTGTGTTTAATGGGTATTCATTAACACCATCATAAATAGGAGCTACATTGTATTGATAAACTCCATCAGCTAATGAACCTCCTGTTGTATTAGTAGCAACAGAAGTAGTAAAAGTTTTTGGGTAACCCCTGAAATAAGGTTCTATATATGTAGCATTATCAATTGTAACTAACTCTCCGAAATGCTTTTCATCTTTCTTTCTATATATAATATATGGAGAATGAGTCGCTCCTGTGTTCACAAATAGCAAATTACCTATAGCGGTAAATGTTAAAGAATCAGGAAGTGGGTCAGGTAATATCTTTAGATATGTAGAGAAAGGCTCGTTCGTATTAACCTGTGGAGCATGAGAAGAGTCGAACTGAGCCATAAGTCCATCATAACTATCTGTCGGTATACTGACCCACAAGTAAGATTTTCTATAAATGATACCCCTTTGTTTACAATAAGCAATCCATTCATATTCATTTGGTAGTTTATTATTTGACCAAAGATAGGCACTATTTACACCTCTGTCATCTTCTTGGGATACCAATTGAGACGCATCTCTACGTTTAAGAACACCTGATTGGCTAATATCAAAGTTTTGCGTATCAGGAGTTAAATCCGCACGGAGGTCTTCAGGGTCATTATTAGTAACTAATCCTGAAAAAATTGGAACTTTTATTAAACTCATAAGTAAGCATCTCTCACGCTCATATCTGCAACTGTCATTGTTCCTGAGCCTGTACCTTTGCCACTTATCTGACTTCTGACTAGCTCTCTGTTTTGTTGATATCTAGCCATATATCTATCAGCTAATTCAAACTCTTTTTCATTCTCAGCTATCGTGCTTTTAGCATAATCAACTAAGTAAAGATGATATATAGGAGGTATCTCAGGTTCAAGTACATCATCATCATTCCAATCTACTTTTACACTTGATGCGGTAGCTCTTGCTGATAAACCAAATGTATCCCAATTTGCAGTTAACTGAGCAAAAGTATAGTTTCCTGAAACTTGAGCTAGTTGATATGCATCGTCTAGAACAAACAATGTTTCATTCTGAGTGAACTGATTATTTAATTGACCCTCTACAACTGTATAGTCTTTAAGTATTAAAGTACCCGTTTTAAGATCGTTTACATCTCTGTGGACTATTCCTGTAGCATTACTAGTAGCTCCCTTTACCTTATCTCCTGTTTGAAAAAATCCATTATCAAGGTTTTTATAATTAAGCTTGATATACTCCTCGCCCTTTTCAGTATTAACAGGTTGAGCTATATATTGAAAGTTTACTAAACCCGCACTTTCAGGGTGTGGGACTAATATAATCTGATTGGAGGTCAGCGTGTAGTATTGGGGTGTGCCTTTTACATTAGTCCCATCAAACTTAATCCTAGGTATCTGATTCCTGTAAGGCTCTAAAGTCTTTTCATCATAAAGAACCGCAGACTTTAACTCTAAGAAATCATTAGGTAACTCAAAGAAATTATCTTCTTCATTAACCACGATTGATTTATCCCTGACTAGGCACTTTGTATGAAAGGCTAAATCTCTTTCAGCCTCTTCTAAAAACTTTCTAGCTAATGCTTTATTATGAGGATTAGTACCAAACTGTAAAACAACTCTATCAACTAATTCTGTCCACTTCATATCTGACTCTGCTTTTTGGTTACATCCATGTTTGAAACTTTTGCATTTAGATTAGCGATAATATCTGACGCTCTTTGATACATAGCGTTACTTCTATTCATATCTCCATCTGATGCTAGTAATTCACTTACCGCAAAATAAACTAGTGCCTCATGTGCCACGCTTGAAATCTCAGGCTCTCTAGTGCTTATGTTAGAGACCTTTGGAGGTTTCATATAATACATGACAAATATCTTTCCGTACTTAAATAAATCTACAGGAAGTATCTGATATTCTACTTCCTTACTGCCTGTACCGCCATTTCCACCTGACCTAACAAAGACAGGGGAGTCGCCATTTGGTGTATACATATAGCTATTCTCTAACTCATATCTGCCTAGTTGGTCTGTAATATGAATCCAAACTATGCTCTCTTCAATACTTGCACCTAGTTTTGCTACACTATTCGGTATTAAGTAAGCTGACTCAATTTGATCGTAAGCTAACTCATACCCATATTGACCTGATATTTTATTAGAGTTTGTTAAATCTTCTAGTAAGAATGAGCCGTCACTTAAATAAGTATCAGCAGTTTCTGTACTACTTGCCGTGCTCGTTCCTGTTGAAATCTGTTGTTGGTGTAAAAGTCTTGATAGATACTGCTTATCTAATAAAGCGGGTATCTTTTGTAATGCGGAATCTATTGCCCTTGTAATATCAGGTAAAGTATATACGTTCCCTGATGGGTCTTCCAATCTTAGTTGGACATGGTTTTTTATATCTGCTATCGTCATAATCGTAAATCAGAGGGGTGTTGCCACCCCCCTAATTATTTACTCACCTATTATGAGGGTGCTACTGATACAGTTGAGTAATCAGTCGGTAAACCGCTGATACGACCTACTGCTTTTGCTCTGTTAGTACAGATAAGCTGACCCATCCAAAGGATGTGACCAACTTTAGCGTCCTGAGTCACAGGCTGACGGAATCCTGTAAAGGAAAAGTTAGCCTTTCTATTGTGAATCATTCTTAGGTACTCATCATTGATGAAATACATATCTCCCGCGGGACAAGATGGGTCGACTAACATGTCTAAACCACGATACTTGAATCCGCTGAAACCCGCATCTGCGATTTCAGAAGATGCCATACTTGGAGCTCTCTTCTTATCGCTAAGATGTTGTTCATATGCATCTGCTACGATCTGAGGTACTACTATCATCTTTGGAGCTTCTCCTGAATCTCTATGAAAGACTTCAAAAGCTTCTCTTAGAATCTCATCGATAATTAATGAAAAGTTATCGAAAAGAGCATTCCCGTAAGATGAACTAGCATCAACTGCGTTAATGTCAGTTGCCTTAGATGTGTCAAAAGCACCTTTCCATATTGCCTCAAGAGAACCTGAAGTATTTTCACTATCAGGAGAAATACCACCTAAATCAGCAGATGCTGACGCAATGGTTCTGAGGTCATTGAATGCACTTTGAGCAGTAGAACCATAAAGTACACCTGAAAAGAACTTCATTAAAGACTTCTCAGCGGACTTCATCTTAGAAGATAGTAAGTCTACTAACTTCTCAGGGTTATCATTTACTCTTTCCTCAAATCCTGAGATCGCTACACTTGCGTGTGCCTGTGACCAATCGTAGGACACTTGCTTTGCGAACTCATCAGGATATACACCAAGGTCATCATACTTCGAATAGAATCCGTAACTGCTAGAGTTAGCGTCTGCGTATTCTATAGGAACTACAATCTTCTTACCTGATGCATTAGGCTTACTAGAGCTTAAAAACTTTGACAATAAAACAGACTTCTTTTTGATATTATCAACCAAAGTAGGAATGTACTGTTCTTTCGTCAAAGCATTCAGCGTACTATAATCTACGTTTGTTACGTCTAATGCCATTTTGCGTTTTCCTTTTTATTCCTATTTAAACAATTCGTAGTGCTTAGAATTAAGAAGAATGTCCTCAATGTCGTCGTAGCTTTTTCCCAATGGAATTGGTTCTTCACTTGAACCCCTATTTATACCGCTGACTTCAGGTTGAGCTTTCAACTCTTCTGCTTTCTTAACACTCTCAATCGCTTTCTTAAGTGCCGACTCTCCGTTAATAGTTGCATTTGCAAAGATGTATGCGTCTTCAAGATTAAGGTTTTTCTCAACTGCTACATTCATCACTTCAGTAATGGCATCCTCATTTAGTTCAGGATGCTTTGTAACTAAGTCAGCAATTTCTCGGTCAACCTCTTTTTCGGTTTCCATTATAACCAACTTATCTTCTAGTTGAGCTAATCGATCATTTTCAACTTCTTGCTCTGCCTCTACAATAGCGTCTTGCTCTTCTTCGGGCGACATCTCATACTCTGCGATAGCCTTATACAGTTGATGTTCAGTACCCAAAGTCTCTCTCAATTCTTCGTCTTCAAGGACACTATCCAACGTAGCTATAATGCCATCTAGATATCTCCTTTCGTCCGCAATTTCCTGAGCTTTTTGGGTATTACTTCTCTGCCAATCATTCCTGTTGTTTAAGGCTTCAAGAGCGAGATTCAGTTCATTCTCAGAATATTCGTTATCTCCTATTTTGATAAATGAACTCTCTGCTGAGACTATTTCTTCTTCATCCTTTGGTTGCTCATCTTGAGTCTCTTGGACGTTTTCTTCAGCCGTCTCCTGTCTGTTGCTCTCACTTTGGTCTTCTACCTTTACATCGGTCTTTTCTTCAGGTTCATCCTGAACGTAGAGCGACGCTAAGGTGTCCGCGTCAATTCTGACTCCATCAAAGTTTGAGTCTTCTAAGTATTGTTTCTCTTCACTCATAATTTCTCCAATTTAGATTCAGTTCCGCTCCCAACATTAGGATATTTCACTCGCATCCCTCATTAAATCAGGGTTGCTCTGTAGGTTTCTTTGAATCTCTTCAGGAGAACCGCCAAATCTGCTAAGATCGGGAGGACTTCCCTGAACTTCTTCTGCCATCGCCCTTTGTTGCTCTGCTAGAGCCTCTGCCTCTTCCATCATTTTCGAAATCAATGCCTCTTTTTGTGGCATATCCAAATTTTGTACTATATACATTGGGTCTTTTATAATGCCCATCTGTGCTAACTGCATAATCTTGTTCTCATTGAACTGTCTGTTCTCAGGTAGCATCGACCCTACCCGCACTCTAACCATCGTTTCCTTATCCTTAAATATCAAGCCAATAACTTGTCGATATTCCATTCTTCCCGTGGAGTGCTGATAGGGTACGTTTATAAATTTTGTTCCTAGGTTCTTAAACATGGTAAGCCACATGTTTCCTAGTTGTGCTAGAGCCATTTCTATAGTCCTAGCTTTATAATCAATCTTTGAACTACTAGCCTTTTGAAGTATTGATGCCTGAATACCTGATGTTACATTAGTGTCAGCCTTACCTTGAGTAGATTTATTGACACCTGAAACAGTCTCAAACATATCTAATAATATGCTATATAAATTGAAAACATAGCTCGGCATACTTGCGGGACTTTGCATAGAAACTTGCCCCGCTCCCCTCTTACGAATGACACTCCCTGGCTTATTGTTTATTTGGTCTTGAACGTCCGCAGTTTGGTCTACAACCCACATCGGATTAGCCATTAAATGGACGTTATCCATAACCTGAGATGCTATTCTATCTAGTGCTAGGTTTAAATGCTTTAATCTGCGAGGTTCAGGTCTGCCCCAAAACTCATGTGCTGAACCCATGTTCTTAACTGATACAAATGGGAAAGGATGAGATATATGATTGTCTTTATTAAAGAATGGATACTTAGTTCTACCATCAAATAGTACAACATTACCCGCCATGCATACCTTACGCATACCATCAATGCCCCTACCTTTATCTTTATCATCAATTTCCTCGCCATCTACGTAAGAAACATATTCTTTTGAGTTATCACGCATATAGCACTCAATAAGTAGTACTGATTCCTCTTTATCTCTGTATGATTGTGACTTACTCCTGTATAATTCGCCCTTACTCGCCCCATCGCCTATATGTACATAGCTATCGTAACCCATTGGATTATTTTGCTTTTGTCTTTGAGCTCTATACTGCTCTAGTTCCTTATCAGGCATTACATACTGCCCTTTTTCAGGAAACATCTTACGTATTTCATATAATGGGGTCGGACTTGCATATATTACCCACTCTGCATTCTCAAGTTTTGTAGCAGATGGGTTAATAAAAAAACTATATGGGTCTACAATGTCGCAATCAGGTAAGTCATCATATGGATTATAATGAACCTTTAAAATACCCGTTCCATAAACTAGATAATCCTGTAATAATTCGCTCACTAGGTTCTGCATACAACGCAACTGCCAAAATTCGTCCATAACGGCTTGAAGTGTTTCAGATAAGGAGTAATCAAGGGGATCGTTTCCAACGGCTAATACGTCCAATTTAGGCGGTCTACTATTCAATATAGGTATCATAGTATCAATAGCCGAACCAATCAGGTCAATAGTCATCTTATTTTTAAATTGAGGTACTTTCATACCCTCCCAATGGTGTCCTTGATATAAAGCCTCGGATTCTCTCCATTCTTTATACATTTCCTGTTTGCTATCCTTAGATAATTCAAACATGGCATACACCTTTTCCATCAATGCCTTATCTTCCTTTGATGGGATGTAGTCTTTTGGGTTACTTCCTCTGTATGAGTCCATTTTAAGCCTTTGCAATTAGTAAATCGGGTAGTACATCATGGTAAAATTCATCAGGAGAACGCATTTCAACTATCATTCTAAGCATAAATATCTCATTCCAAGCTATTTCAAACTGCTTTTTGACATACTTAGGTTGGTGCTTTATCTTTTTTAGAACAGGAAATCGATCTTCTGCGTCTACTGAATCAGGTTCGGGAATCCACTCGTTATCTTTTAATACATATTTCAAGCTATACCTTTATATTCAAGTTCGCCACTCTGTAACATGTCTAATTCTTTTTCGAACCAAGTTTTTTCCTTTACTAAATGAGGTTTACCAAGATGCATGAGGGCGTAACGCAAACTATCCAAGGCGTGGTCACTTCCCTTTGTATCTAAATCCTCAACTCTATGCTTATCATAGATTGCGGTAGTAAATTCATCTATTAGGTTATTACAATTCTCAAAGATTCTAAGGTTGCCTCCTTTTGCATCCTCTTTATTTTTTTCCTGTAGGTACTCCCTTACAAGATTCCATCCTGACATACGATTATTATTAGCACGGATAGTAGGAATGCCATTAAATAATAGTATATCTGCAATGGACTTATTTGATGGAGCGGTAACGTCGGAGCGGTTCGTATTTTGTGGATTAGATATATAAGTAGATGGGTCAATAACAGTAGCCATGTAATCTTCATCGCCTGAAAGCTCCTTAATTATATTAATATGATGATGTAAATCTTTACCCGCCTCATAGTGCTCACGATATACGTATACATTCTGATCGTAATCAACTGCTAACCAAAGACAAGCAAAAGGGGCACGATATCCATAGTCAATTGCTCTATACCTATACCATGAATCAGGTATCTCTATTGGTTTAATAACATGTACATCTCTTTTAAATGTATCAAAGTACATCCCTTGGAATACGTCCCAATCGCCCTCAAGCCACATACGTCTTAATTCATCAGGCAAAGACTCTAGTTGTTTAACATAATCGGGGTCAGCCTTTAATAAAGTAGGATTGTCATATATCTTAGCGGGTATGAAACATTGGGTGCGTCCGTCCTTTCCTTGAACGACCTCATTGGGCGATTTTACAAAGCGATCTTTGAACCATTTATGACCCGCACCGCCAGGATTTGTCGTCAAGAAAATCCTCGGTGGGAGCTCAGGATGAGGCGAACGAACTGCCGATGCAACACGCTCAAAATCAAGCTCATTTGGTATAAGTGTAGCCTCTTCAATTAGTAGCTTATGGTACTGATGTCCTAGGTATTTTTGGAACGCTGAATCTTCCGATAAGTGTCCTGTCCTAATTTTAGCACCGCTTGGAAAACGAAACTCGGTAGGGTTACCAACAGTATTACAACCAAGGAAACGATAAAAAAACTTAGCCCTATCAATCCAATCACGTAGGTCATCGTAGTTTCTACGTAAGACCAAGGCTCTATATTGCGGATTATCAAGGTACTGCGGTTCAATAAGCCACGCAAGACCGCAATCAGTTTTACCACCACCTCTAGCACCACCATATGCAATCACATAGGCATCTGTTGATAAGGCTAGGGTCTGTTGTCCTTCGTGGGGTTGCCATATTACATTGTCACTCATGTTCCTAACCAAACTATGCCACCAAGCACAATAAATAGGAAAACTATTATAGCTACGTAATCTTTATAATCTTCATTCATTTTCTTTTTTTCTTTCCCCAACTGAGTGGATTAATATTGAATTCTTTTTCATAAAACTTTATCTTTTCCTCTAGTTCAACTCTCTGTGTCTCTTGAGTAGAGATGTGGTGTTCGACCAATTTTCGAAGTTCTTCTTGATTTGTGATAACTGTTGACTCAAGAGTTCGTAGTCGTGTTTCATATTTATATACGATGCCACCGATAAGTAGCAATAAGCCAAGAATGTTCCGAATCCAATGTAGATTAATTGAGATAACCGCATTATCACTAATAACTCTTGCGTTTGCGGAACGATACGTTTTTTCCTCACTCATCTACTTCCCTGTATATATAATGTACATTTAGATTGTACATAGTAGTAGTATGATGATCGAAGTTTACTTTGCTCAAACTCTCTGACTCAAAAAAATGATACAGGGCAAACCGATAGTCAGTCATTTTTTCCTCGGAATGGGGTCGGCACAGAGGGTCTATTATACATAATGTTTGTTATATGCCATTTAAATCTCCGTCGACAAAAGTTAAAATCATGCCTTAGCTTTATCATTTTTTGTAGCTCCTCCCCTCCCCTTTTGAGGTAATATGATGACCCCTTTATTTTCGCTTATTTCAGCCTTTATTTCGGAGGCTTTTAATTGAGGGGCAATCCTATCCATTAATATCGAAATCGCACGAATTTGATGCTTTTCTCCGTCGGTAAGTGCAATGTCAAAAAGCTTTTGAATTAGAGCGGGGCTTTTTGGATGTGAGCGGATAAGCTCCCCGAAATTGGATTTATTTTTTCCTGTCGGATTTCCTGATTTCCCTTGCTGAAATTGAGTTTTTTTCCTCGAACTCATAAAAAAAATTCCTTCCTCACTACGTCCATAAATACTAATTAATTGTTGAAATTTTAAGATATTTCCCGTCCCATGAAAATATTTTTTCCCGACGTGAAATGTACAAATTATGTACTTTTTATTGACTTACATATATGTAATTAATTAAAGTTAAGTGTTCGAACGCATTTGCTTTTTGAAAATTTAAAATTTGAGTGTTTTTCTCCTCGGTGACACGTGTGGATTTCTCAACGAGTTACGACTGAATACGAGTTCGGATTTCCAAAATATGATACCCACATTCACGACCATCTATTATGATCGCTAGATTGTGAGGGTCTCCGTCGAAGACACCAAATTTTGCAGTAAGTCCTTAGGGGTAGCTTACCGAGAGAGTTAATGGTTTGGAGCGTGACCTTGTTAGGTATGCTCACCGACGAACATCAACTAAGATTTGACTCAATAACTAACAATTTTATTAGAGGGCAAATTAAGGGAGGTAGGAGGGTTGATATCGTCGTGACGTTGATGGAATAATTCATGTGTGTATGGAGTGAATACCTATTGTACCAAGCCAACTTCAACCCTCGATTTTATATGAGTAATTCAAGCGATTCGCAACCGCATCGAGGGTCAATCTCCGAGAGAGATTTTACTTAATAACAAACAAACAAATGGAGGAGTTATGTACTCAAATATAAATAAAATGGTTAAACCGCTTAGAGAATCCATCAAATTTGGATTAAAGGAAGTCTGCGAATATCGATATAAGAAAATATTGAATCTTCACGTCGATACTTTTTGGACATGTGTCGAGGAAGACATGATTGATTCTTTCGATGATTCTTTAGAATTCTATTCACTCGAAGATATTGAAAGATGCTTCATTGATGTCATCGGAATTATTGTAGAGGATAATGATGATTATTCAAGTACTGAATATTGTAAATGTTCTGAGGATGGCGACATTTATCCATTCGCTAGTATTCAGCAGATAGCCGATTTATTTGCGGATTTTCTTACATATCACTATGTGCAAGAAGATTTAAAAGACTAACAAACAAACAAACAAAAGGAAAATAACACTATGAGAAAATCATATAAAGGGATTCTATTATCCCCACCGACTTACAACTACAAGCTAAGTAAGAACATGAAACTGAAAAATTATTCATTCAGTTTGGCTTTAGCTCACTCCGACCTGAGCGGTTACAATGTTTGCCCTATGGCTAACAGGATATCGA